GTTTCGCCGGCCATCGCGATGAGCGAGGCCGCAGAGATCGCGACGCCGTCGACGATCGTGTCCACGCCGCCCGGATGCCGGTTCAGTGCGTTGTAGATTGCCAACGCATCGGAGACGGCCCCGCCGAAACTGTTGATTCGCGCCTTGATGCGCGCGCTCGGCTCGACGTTCTGCAGGTCACGGACGAACTTCGCCGCCGTCACCGATTCCTCATTCCATGACGCGCCGATGTCGCCATAGATGAAAACTTCGGCTTCGGCCGGCCCTTTCGCCTTGATCTCATACGGCGAAGCCAGCAGTTCGATTTGGTTCATGTGAGACCCTTCCGCGCCGCTGTGCGCTGTTGCTGTACTGGATCGGCCGCCTTGTTCGTCGCGAGGTTGCGCGTCAAACTGGCCTTTTCGACCTTGCGCTCCCACGCCGCCTGCTGCTTCAGGACGTCGGCAGGATTCCCGCCCCGACGACGGATGATCGCGGGCGCCGATTCGTACAGCGCCCCTTCGATCGTCACGTTCGCATTGGCTTCCGACTCCGGGTCTATCCACGGCATCTGCGGCCCGATGTAGATCGCATCGTCGACGCTTGACGGAACAACTTCGCGCGGAACCTTCAGCACCCCGGCGGCGACCGCAATCGCTACGAAAGACTCATACGTCGGGCAGACGAAGCGAGACGTGAACTCGGCCTGGCAGGTCGCATAGGCGGACCACGACTCGACGAGCTCTTGTCGCTGGGCGCTGTAGGTGCCGTTGTAATCCTTGGCGATCGAGCTGAACGACGTCGTCGTGCCGCTCGCAGCGCCGCGCAGCTGCCCCTGCCGATAGAGCAGGAGATTCGCGTTCGGACGCTTCGTGTCGATCGTCTCGATCGACTCGCCAGGCAACAGATCATCGAAGACCATCCCGGGAACGAACTTCAAGTCGCGCTCGTCGCCGGCCGCGTCGACGCTGTAATCCTCCGGGGCGCCCTTCTTGATGACGGCCGCCATCGACGCCGCAACCTTCGCCGCGATGCGTTCCGATTCTTCGTAGTCCTTCAGATCCTCGAGACGATCGAGCACAGACGCGAAGATCGACACGCCCCGCAGTTGCCGAATGCGATCGACGAGTTTCACGTGAAGCATTCGCTCCGCGGGAATCCGCTTCAGGTCCGCGGTCGTCACCATCTGCGTGCCGATATCGCTGGGCGGGGTCTTGTAGACCCAATATGCCCGCGGCCGACCCCAGGCGTTTGTCTCGATGCCCTGTTGAATCGAGTCCGCCGCGTAATCCAGCGGGCAGATATCCGGCTCCATCAATTCGAGGGAGAGCGGAACCGTCGTGCCGTGATCGAGGAAAGGGACGCGCCCCAGAAGCATCTGGGCGAAGCCTTCGCCGTCGCGAAACCACGTCCGCGCGACCATCCGTTGTGCCGAAGCCCAATCGTGCTGCCACGTGACTTCCGGCCTTTTGCACCAGTCCTTGTAGAGATCAAGGATGTCGGCAGCGAAGGCGTCGTGAATCTCACCGTCGCCCGTCCGCGGCTGCGGTTCGATCGCGATGCCGTTGGGCCCGACCGTCTTCAGCACCAGATCGGCCAAGATCCCGCGGGCGAGATCATGATTCTGTTCGTAGTACCGGGCCCGCTCGCGGAGCGTCCGCCCCGCGCGTTGCACCGAGACGTTCCCGGTGCCCGGCGCCGTCTTGCCCTTGCGCAGTCGGGTCGCGTTCGCGGCCTCGTAGTACGCGAGCACGTTCCGCATCTGGGCACGACGAACCGCCGCCTCGGGGCTCACCCAGGCGACCAGCTTGTCCAGACGATTCATCAGCAGGAAAAGTCGGCGACTTGAAACCGCGGCACACGACGCGAATTCAGGCTCGACGCGATGACGTCGCGGGCCTTCAACAGTTCGTCCATGCTGCGATAGGTGATCTCTTTTTCGCCATGCTTCACGCGCAAGGTTCCCCCGGCGATGGCAAGGTCAAGGGCGTCCAACTGCTCCTGCGTGAATGCCATCAGAAACCCCTTTCACCCCACTCTGACGAACCGAGGCCGGTCCGCGACTTCGGCGCCGCTTTCGGTGGTGCGACAACAGCGACCACGTCGACGTCAATCCGCTGCTCTCGCCATGGCCGCAACCGCGCGCGCAAGGCGGTCCAGTTCGCCCGCTTCAACCCGTAGAAACAGGCGGCCGCGTAGGCGTACACCGCGCAGTCCCAGGCTTCATTCCGCTCGGATGGTTTCTTGTCCCACTGCTTGTAGGGGATGCCATGCCGAAATTTCGTGATCAGCCGCTCGGCCGTCATTTGCTCGTAATACGAGGCAGCCATGCCGGCCGGAAAATGGATGAAGCCTTCGTCCTTCAGCCGAGCCGAAAGGATGCCCTTGATGGTGTCCGGCCCCACCGGCCACAACTCGGCGCCGCTCTTCAGCGCCTGGCCGTTGACCTTGATGTCGACTTTCGTCGGGCGGCCGATCGGCGGCTTGCCGGACTGCGACTGACCCTTGATCGCCAGCACGTTCCGTTGTCGACGCGTCCGGCAGTAGTCCAGCACGAAGCCCGCCGTCTGCCCGTCCGACGCGTCGACGCATGCCGCGGCGATCGGCAGCGCCAGTCCGTCAGTGCGCCGCACCGGCTTGGCGAGCAGATCGTCGAGCTGCGCCCACACGTCCACATCCTTCGGCGAGCCATAAATCGCGTCGTGCGCCACGGCCCAGCATTCTTCGCCAGGCCCGAATGCATACACCCCGGCCTCGAGCCGATCGTGCTGCACGTCGACACCGCAGACAGCGAACACCGCACCATCAGGAACGGTCCACGGCTCGTATTCCTCGGCACGCTTTGACAATTCCGCGGCTTGCATCCGCTCCCCGCTTTGGTCTTCCCACGTCTCGCCGAGCGAGGTGTTGACCCACACCTTCAGCAGTTCCGGGTGCGGCTTCGCGCGGAGGAAGTCGACCACGATCTCCGATAGCATCCGCCACGGCGAGTACGCTTCCCAGATGTGGAACCCTGCGATGCCGTTGAATGGCGCCGTCGCCCGCCATTCGCCCCGCCGGACCGCGTCGCGCCGCTGGGTGTCATCCCAGGATCCGCCGCACTCCGGGCACGCGTAGTAGGCGGCCTCTGGCTTTCCTTCCGGCCACTTGACCTGCTTCCAGTCCAGCACCTGCATCACTGCGCAATGCGGGCACGGCACGAAAAAGCGGCGCTTGTCCGAACCGTCGTAGCCAATCTCGATGCGGCTCGCACCCTTGACCGTCGGCGTCGAGCCCGCGAGAAACCGACGATTCCAGAACGTATTTGAGCGCTTCTGCGCCAGCTTGATGGGATCGCCTTCCGTGCCCGCGGACACCGGATAGCGATCGATTTCGTCGCACAGCACGACCCGAATCGGCCGTGATGCCAGCGACGCCGGCGAGTTCGCGCCGGCGATCGTGATGTGGCCGCCCGGGTATTGCTTGTGCAGCAGCGTGTTCCCTGAATCTCGCGATTTCGGGTCGCGCAGATAGCCGTGCAGCACCTTCGTGTCCCGCACCATCGGCGAGAAGCGATCCTTCGACCACGCTTCCGACATCTCGAGCGTCGGCTGAATCATCAACTGCGGGCTCGGGTCTTGGCTCATGAAGAACGCCACGGCGTTGCACAGGATCTCGGTCCACCCGATCTGCGCCGACTTCATCACCCACACTTCCGACACCGTCGGATCGCTGATCGCGTCCATGATGCCGCGCTGAAATTCAGCGGTAGCCGTTGACCACCTTCCCGGTTCGGCGCTGGCCTCGCGGCTCAACTGCCGGTGCAGGTCCGCCCACTGGCTGACCGTCAACAGCGGCGGCGGCGACCAGATCGTTGCCAGCCGCCACACCGCCCGCTCGACCGGGCTGAGGGACGCAGTCGGTTTCGAATTCACGGAGCAGCTCGTACACCACGGCCTGCGCCTCGGCCTGCACGTCCGCCATCTTCCCGGGCGGCGCGACGCGTTGCGCGATCTTCGTCGGGAACGCCAGCAGTTTCGCTCGCCATCCGGTTATCAGTTCGGCCCATCGCTGCACGAAATCCTCGGTGCGGGCCATGACTCCCCGTAGTTCGTCGACCTCGAGCTGCGCCCGATCGGCCTGTACCCGCGCCAAACGGTCCCGCGGGAGCTCGACGCCGGCCTTCCGGACCGCGCGATCACACAGCCAGCGCACGACCTGATGCGTGTCGTATTCATTCTCTTCGCCGCGGCCGCCGCGTTTGCGCACCGGCATGGGCGGTTCTTCCTGTTGCCAAGCCGAAAGTGATTGCTCCGAGTAGCCCAGAATCCGCGCTAATTCGGACTTGGAGACGAGATTGGGGTCCAATCAAGCGGCGGGAAGCAAGCCTAGAGGCATTTGGGGCTGCGAAAATGGCGCGCTGTTTCCACC